GTGACTGCGATAGCCCATCTTCGTTGTCCGGTACATAGCCGTCGCGGAACGGCTGCTCCCAGCCCTCAGCGGCGTGGGTTTGAGCAACAGTCGCATCGTCTGTGCTTCCCTCAGCCAGCTGCTCGCCAGACTTGCCCGAAAGAATACCCGCCACACGGCTAGGATCGAACTCCATGTCTGTCTGTTCCGTGGCAGGGGCCTTGCCCCATGCTCCGCTCTTAGGCTTGGGGATCTCGCCCTCTGCCGCGTTCTTTTTCTTGGCAACCATATCATCTCCTGTTGGGGCATTCGCGCCCCGCGTTGTTAAGTGGTTTTTGGTGGATCGTAGTGAGGGACCGGGGCTGCACCAGCAGCCACTGGAGGATCATACCCCGGCACTGGCGCGGGCGCTGGTGGCGGGTCTATCTTGGGCTGCAGCACGACGGCAGGGTCTGCCATCACACCTGAGCGGGTTGGCTGGCGAAGCGGCACCAGATCGTCCATCAGCTGGCTCTGCCAACTTGGCGCGGGCGCTGGTGCGGCCACGAGCTGGGCAGGCTGCAGCACCAGTGTGTTCGCAGGGTCATTGGCGACGATCTGCGCTGGTGGTGTCAGCTTCCCAGCTATGACACCCGCCTCGACGATAGCGTCGTTGACGTGCGTGAGCACATCGGCGGCGCTGGGCGGTACGAGCTTGGAAATCAGTGGAGGCAGGACCACCACCAACAGGCTGTCAGTTTCGTCACCCAGTGGGTAGCCGAAATGGTTGCACGCGGCGATGACACCGAATGCGAGTATGCCGCCCAAACCAGCGGCCCATTCTTTCTGCGACGGCAGCTGCAGCGCTCCTAGCGCCTTGATGCTCATTGCAGTGTTGCCTTAGCCGCGCCAGCGACGACAGCTGCCGTGTTGACGGTCTTGGCAACGGAGGCTTTGCACGGCCCGCTGGTTGAGGCAGACACCGCGCACGCAGCTGCGTAGGCGTTGGCCGCGATCTGCAGGTCTGTTAGAGTGTTCGCGACCTTCTGTTCCTGCGTCGTGGTGCAGGAAGCAACGGACAAGCCGATGCCGATGAACGCAGCGATTAGGCTGTAGGTTCGACGCATGTTGATAGTCTCCGGTTGAGGTTTGCGGGCTGAGGATAGCACCTCAGCCCACCAGCTGCAATCAGCCGCGTTCGACGAACGCCATGAACTCGCGCGCTGCGTCCACCAGATCCTCAATCGTGTCTTCGGCCGTGCCCGTTGCTATAACGGCTGACATGATCTTGGCTCGCATGGCTTCGTTGTGCCGGGCGTCGTCTCGTTCGGACTGCTGTTCTGCAAGGGTGGTGTACTCTTCGAACGAGAGGCCGGACTGTATAACAGTTGGCTCTGCAGCTGCCGTTGCATCTGCAGTTGGTTTGTTGCGAGTGCGCTTGGGCTTATCGGCGGCAACGGTACCACCTTCGAACGGCGCGTCACGAGTAGCGTGTGTGGCATCGGCGTTGTTTCCAGCAGGACGCGCCCAGCCGTTGCCAGCTGCCCGAGTTTCCCCACGATCCACTTCGCCAGTCGCGCCGTAATCATTGTTCTCGAACTCCCGCTGCGCGTCGCCCGTAGCACCAGAGAAACCACGCTGAGCGTCGTTGCTGCGATCCGGGGCAATGCGGTCCTGAATGCGCTCGCGCTGGCCGTCGTTGGCCCCGCCTGCGCCTGCAGCTCGTGTCCAGCTGCCACCGGCTGGTGCTGCCTCGCGCTGTTCCTGCTGGCGTTCCTGAGGTGCTGCCGCAGCTGTGCCGGGGCGTGAAAGTTTCGCTACCATTCTAATATCTCCATTGATGGGTTGCTGCTGTTGACCCTGAGCTGACTCGCTCAAGATTTGGGTGTTGAGCGAGACGATTAGGTTGCGCTCAGTAAAGTCTTTTTCTCTGATCGCGGCAAGCTTCAATTCGTCGAGCGTGCCCTTAATTGTGAGAATATGGTTAAAGATGCGGGCGTTGTCGTTACCAGACCGGCGTACCCTTCGGATAAACTGATCGTACAGCTCCCAGTCCCATGTAACCGAGAACCACGCAACGTTGTAGGCTTGGCCCTCTTGCATGTTCAACCCATGCCCAGCTGACTGGGGGTGTGCTAAGAGCAGCGGAAGCCTGCGCAGATTCCAGTCCCGCACCCACTCGTCTTCCTGACGATGTGTTGTCCCCTTGCCGAGATAGGGCAGCTCTTGGCCAGTCTTCTTCTTGTACCATTCGCGTATCCGATCTAGGTCATGGTTGAACTCGTAGCCCACCAGCAGCGGCTCGCCGTCCAGCTCGTCGAACAGCTCGTCGAGCATGTCGAGCTTTAGATCATGGATGTGGAACACGTCGCGGTTTTCGTTATAGATCGCGCCGTTGGCCATCTGGGCGAGCTTGCTGTAGCAGGCTCCAGCGTTCGCAGCCGTGATACGCCCATCGGGGAGATCGGCCAGCATCTTGGTCCGCATTTGATCGTACAGCTTGCGCTCGGGCTTGGACATCTCCGCTACACGCGGCACGTCGATCAGCGGGGGCAGCTCGCTGTAGTCTTTTTCGTCCATGTAGAACCAGTACGGGGCGAGCTGGTTAGTAATCCGCCTTTCCGCGCCGGGCAAAAGGTCGTATGTAAAACCGTCGAACCCACATTGAAAATACTTGTCGCGGTAGTGCGTAATATACCGCCCCAACGCGGCCCCGTCGTCCAGTATCTTTTGCTGGCCAAAGATTGACATATGTCCTTTCGCAAACAGTGATCCTGTCAGGCCCCAGCGATACCGGACCCCGGACAGACGCGGCTGCAAAGCTTTGGATCTGTCGGCGCTGGCGTTTTGAAACTTCGTCAGCTCGTCTATGCAGACAATATCGAACGGCAGGGAGCGCCCGAAGTATTTTTGGCATAGCCATGCGATTCCCTCCGGGTTGATGAGGTAAATGTCCGCGCCGGACTTAAGCGCCTCATCCTTTTTCGGGCCGTGTAGTAAAGCGAAGTCTAACCCTGCGAACTGGGTCCACTTCTTCGCTTCCTGCCGCCAAGTCTGCCTGCAGACGCGCAGAGGTGCGATGACCAGCATCGTTTCTGCTTTGCCTGAGTGCTTCAGCTTCAGAAACGCGTCGAGCGTGATTGAAGTCTTCCGTCCTCCGGGCTTTAGCGGTAAGCCCGCCACGTAATGCGACTGTAGAAATTGGCTGGCGCGCTCCATATAGGGCAAACTTACCCACTTGGTGTGGGCTGCAGGTGCGCGCCGTGTCGCTGTATTGGGTGTGCCTGTCCAGCTCATATAATTAGTTTCCAAGATATGCCCGGTATCACGTTATAGATTATGTGGTGCAGCGTGACGTCATACAACGCCGCCGCTTTTTCCGGCGCAAGTTTACCGCTCCGCAGCGCCAGAACCGCTGCTGGCGTAAGCTTATGCGCTCCATGATGGCTACCAACGACGCGCTTATCCAAGTTGTTTTCGTTGCGTGTACCCCAGCGCAAGTGATTCCTGTTTACGCAAAGCCTAGACTTGCAAATGTGCGGGTCGTGCGCCGCGTCTGCTTTATCGAATGGCGGCGGTCCATGTGCCTCAATGCATACTGCGCGGTTCGCCGTCATTATTGTTTTACTGTTGGGGTATCCCACCATGCCGTACCCATTACCGCTGCTGACAGAGAAAGGCCACAACAGGCACTCATCGCCATCATAAGTCGCCGCGTAGTTTACGAAGGCGCGCGGCGAGGTGGGCGATTGCTGCTGCTGTATTGTCAAACCACGCTGCATGGAATCCTAGTTCCTGTAGTTCGCGCAATCTATGCGCCTGTAGATCAGAAGGTTTGCCGCCCGGCCGCTTGTACTCGTGCCAAACGACAACACCACCGGGCAGGCAGTATAGGTCGTCGGGGAACGCCTGCTTAACCCCCGGCCGGTAGCTTTGGCGCTGGTGCAGTATCCCCTGCTCCTTCGCCCACTTCACTACCGGGTTGCGTACTTTCGCTTCTGGCGTGGTCATACTGCAGTCTCCCAATCGCTTGAATGAAGGCCAGCCAGTGGACGCAGGCGTCGTCGGCTTCGTTGCGCAGTTTCTGGCACATGGCGAGCATGTTGCGGCCGTTTTCAAAGTAGACCTGCATCTCAGCCGAACCGGCACTGTCCACCTTTGGACTTTGACCAATCGCAGAATCGGCAGGCTTCGCCGGGTCGTGGGTTGAAGGTCTCGTCATTGAACATAGGCTCCACTTTTTTGTTCCATTTGGCGATCAGCTTGTCGCGGTCGCGTACTGGAAACTCTGCGATCTCCACCTCTTCGTGTTCGACGAACTGCAGGCGGGTAGTAACATGCACGACGGGGGCCATCTGGCAGAACACGGCCGTAGCGAACAACTCCAGCTGGTCCATGTAGCCGCCCCGGTTCTTACCGGTCTTGTGGTCTATCACCTCAGCCGACATGTCCTCGTAGAGTACCCCGGCGTCGATAACGGAGCGAAGCCAGATGTCCTTGCCGAAGTAGGCCGTTGGCTTCCAGTTGGCGTTGAAGCCCCATTGCTTCTCAATGATCACGTCATCGAACTGCCGGAACTCGTTGTAGAGCGTCTGCGCCTGCTTCGATTTCACGGCCGGGGGCATCACGTCCGTCTCTTTGGCGAGGTACTTGGCAATGTCGTCATGCACCCGCCTCCCGTTAGCCAGCGCCTCGGTATCCTGCCGCTTTAGCTTGTCGATTTTCTCGAACTTGTATTTCAGCGGGCACTTGTAGTAGAGATCCCATGCGCTGAAAGACCACGCCTTGACGGCGTTCATCTGTCGTCCCCAGAGCCACGGATGCGGTCGAACCGCGCCACTGCGTTGCCTGTCACGTTGTTAATGCTCATGCCACCAGCTCCTTGAAGTTCGGTTCATTGTCATTGTACTTTATCACCTTCCCCCAGCGATGCCCAATCTTGCCGTCAGACAGCATGGGGACGCTCAGCCGGGGCCTTTCCATCGTCTCGCGAAGCACTGCCATCTGGCGCGCAGCGCGGTCGATTGGGGCACTGATATTGATCTCGTCGTATACCGTGACTAGGAAGCGGGCGGTTCGGTCGGGGTGCTTATACCAGTCAATGATTGCCTGTTTTGTGAGGTCAGCGGCACTACCTTGAATGAGGTAGTTAATGAGTTTGTAAACTCTTGATCTGCCATCCGCGCCGCGCGGCTCCTCCACATAAAGCCTACCGCCCCACGTTGAGATCGTGCCTCCTCTAGCGATAACACGTTTGATTTCATCGTTGAGGATGACTCGGCCGGGTAGAGCCTTATTATGGAACAGCTTAAGTTCTTTGGCCTCTTGGACGGAGATGCGTAATTTATTCTGTAGTGCGGGAACTCCACCACCGTAGAGGGCTTGGAAATTGAGCGTCTTGATGCGAGTGCGTTCGATAGTCCTACCCGCCACCATCTGAATCTCGGCACCCACAAAATCGTGGACGTCGAGCGCCGGGTTAGCTTGATACTGATCCCATAGAGCGCCTTGCTCAAAGTGAGCGAAAACACGAAGTTCTTGTCCTGAGAAGTCACGATGGACGAAAACCTCGCCCTCATCCGGCAGAACGTAGTTTCTGCATAGCGGCAACGGGGGGAGCTGTAGGAACTGGGGGTGCTCATATTGATCGTCCCTATCCAAGAAAGACTTGGCGATGTTGAGAAAATTGTGCTTGTTCGTGGACGGCCGCCCGGTTCGTGTGCCCCCACCTTCCCAGCTGCGGATCTGATTCCAGTTGGTGGTTATGCGCCCGGCGTTGATCTCTGCCTGCTCTGCCCACGGCTTCATGAACATGTCAAGGCAGGTTTTCAGTCGGTTACGATACCCCAGCGCAGACGCAATCTCTGCCCCCGTGGCCCCATGTCGGCCCTCGCCCGTAAACATATCGGGGAACAGGTTGTCTTTCGACATTGAGAGCACACCGTTTGGGTGCGCAGCTGTAGGCTTAGTTCGGGCGAAAGAGTGCTCTGGGACAACTCCCGCTTGGACAAGTACGGCTGCTGTGTCGGCGTCGGCGTCGAAGTTGAGACCGCTGGCGCCCAGCTCTCGTCTGAGCCAGTCTTCGACGTAGTTGAACGCTCTGCCATATTTGTCTATGTCCTCCAAAATCCCAGCGTCGAGCCGCATACCCTCGCGCTCGTTCTCCATCAGAATGGGCATCAGCTCTCGTTCGCGGTTGTAGGCGGGCAGCATCCCCAGCCGCTCGACGTGCGGTAGCATATAGTCGAACAGC